TGTTATTATTATGTTTCCAGAATAATAATTTGTCGGATTCAAAAAGAAAACAAAAGCCGTCTCAACATGTAATGGCGGTAAGTTCGATCCCTCTTTCATAAACGCCTTAAACTTCCCTGTGAATGAGAGAAAGCCAACTGCCACGAAATCTTTATATGTCCCACTCGAACTATCGGTAACATCTGAAACCTCACCAGTTTTTTCAATTGACCACTCTGTAATATCAATTGTTTTTTTCCATGTGCCCCCCGATGTATAAAGTCCATATCCGCTTGTATCAATTGCAACCAGAGTATCTTTGTTTTTCAATTGGAAAGTATCCGCTGTGATTTGATCCACCACATAAACGTTTCCGTTTAATTGTGTCATCCCTCCAACCGATTCGATCATTATTTTATCTCCATCAACAAGTCCATGAGCTACATCCGTAACAACACCCGGATTCGCTTGGGTTATTCCTGTTATAGCTCCCGCTGCCCCCAAGGTGATATATCCTTCATTTCCGCTAATTACTGCCATTGTATTTTATCCTTTCTAATTAATTTTTACTAACATAAAAAGTAAACTCAGCTACTCCATGCCAGGTTTCTTCTTCTTCTTTTTTGTTAAAATGAAAATTCCTTTTCACTTTTATAGATCTGTAATTTGTAGTCGAAACACTGACTCCGTTAAATATTGTCTTCAAATCCGTTTGAATGGTTTGCACTGCATTAAGTGTTTGAGCATAAGCATCGAACTGAACCTTGATATCCTGAAACTCTTGTCCTGAATCGAAAGTGTCCATATCAGTTATTTCAGCAAACACTACATAAGGTCTTGTCGGGCTTGAAGGTGCTTCAGAGTAATAAAGTCTGCTTGATATTCCAGTGATCAACGCTTTTTTGCCGGCTATATAATTTTGAATTTCAGTTGTCACCGTATTCCACTCATGTCAATGTTGCGAAGACCTTTCATCATAAGATTATTTAATTCGTGTCTGTGCGAATAAATTCCTAGCCTCAAATAACTTTGCCGCTTAATTGTCACTTGCGGAACAAGCACGAACATAATATCCATTCTCTGACTTCTTTTACCGCCGGAGAATCTAACAAGCAAGGGGAATTTTCCAGGTCGCTTAATCAAAACCAAATCGTTAAAATCGCTGGCTTTCTTACCTTTTGCCGATTTATGAATGGGTACGGTTAAGGCTCCAGCTTTGTCTGGTTTTATTGTTCCGCCAAATTCTTGTATAGCCGCATAAACTACATTTGTACCTATTCTTACAACATCGTACTCAGTTGGACTGCTGATCGGCGTTGTATCTCCTTTATTTCCGCCCTGGCTTCCTAGTACCGACCAGCTTATTGAGTTTCTTAAATTGCCTGAGTCACCAACTGGGACCAGCGGAGTTATGTACCCAACAGCCTGAGCACCGATCACCTCTAACAGATCTTGCACTGCATTCTTAAGTTTATTGGGATTAAAATGTTTATCCAAATTATTTTATGCCTATGTCCTTCATCAATAAATAAAATATTGAAACTAAAACCGCGACTGCTCCTATTATCACACCGGCAATAAATAAAATCATTTCTTTCCTATGTAATCTGAATTTTTAGAATCTTTAATTCCGGTGTATGCATCGGGAATTTTATCCATCGTATTTCTAATGCCTTCCGGCAGTTTTGCAGAATCATTTTGATAGTCTGCTTTTACCATCAATAGTTTAACTGCAAAACCAATAGGCAAGGCAAGCTTAAAAAGTAATGTGTGTTCCGGTAATACGCGGAGTATTTCCGGTGCAAATGATACTGCGGTCGTAGCTAATACTTGTCCCGTTGTCTTAAGCCACCACCAGAATGTATGTTTATTGTTCATTACATCTCCGCTTGCGATTTTACCCAATTAGCTTTATCCTTTAACTCATTCAGCTTCGCCCGGTAGCATTCCCCAAACCCATTACCATAATACTTCTCCATTGTGAACACTATCGCTTCGGTTTGCATTGAATTATATTTATTTGAGAAGTAACCCTTGCGAACATATTTTATTATAAAAAGAGCGATAGGCAGTCCAAGTACCTGGACCACACTAATAATTATTATAAAAATTTGCGGTTGTTCCATATTACTCACATCTCTTAAATTTATTATTTACCAAACCACTTGAAGCCCCAATTCTTCAGGTCTGCAAGTATGGGGATTAATTCTTTCACTGCTTCTTTGGGATCGCCGACTAAGTTCTGAACTCCATCAAAAGCACCTACAAGCTGAAGAGCATCGTCTTCAGATATTTTATCGAAGACAACCTCATTTACCACATAAGGCAGAGCTCCCGGTAAACTCAAAGCTTGAGGAACTAATTTGGCTGCTAATCCAAATCCTTCAAGCACGCTTATTTTATTGTCTTCTTTTAATGCCTCTGCTACACCGTCGTACGCAGTTGCCATAAATTTTATAACCTTAACGGTTGCCTCAACTCCAAGTTTATTCTGCTGTTCCATTTCAAATTTCTCCATTGTAAATTTTTGTTTTATTTTATTAGAAGGAATTGTTTCCAATCCCTTTGGTTCTAAGTCCGAAAAATCTTCTACCATCTGGCTCTCCTCATTCCAAACTTTCCTCGAGTATCTACATGGATGAAACTTTGTCTCTCATATAAACCGATTCCCATTGCCGGCCAATTAAAATTACCCCTATCCCATTCATCAAGTTTTGCATAAAGTTTCGGTAGATCAAAATAATTCTTAACTCCAAAATCAATCGCATTGAATTTTAAGTGGAGTGAATTCTTTTTACCACCAATAGCTTGATTGTACTCCGGACTCCTGTAAGTCGAATGAATGAATATTGACTTGTTATACCACTTTCGTAGTTCATCAAGAAGTATCACTGTAACAAGTATATTTGGGAACAGTTCCTCTGGGATCTGTCTCCCCATACAAATTTCTTCACTCGTAAAATGAATCACCGGTGCTGGTAATACTAATCTCATGTAATTCCATTTATTTTTTTAACTGAATCTATTGCAAGCCCGTTGAAAGTTTTAACGCTTGCTTTTGCTAATCCATTTAGTGTCTTAATCTTACCTTCAACTATAGAACTTGTCGCCCAAAAAGTAGAATTAGAGTTTTGATTATTATACATTGTATTTATCCACGCAGCAGTTTTGGCTTCGTTTAAATACCAGACCTCATCGATAACACCGAGTACCTGTTCCCCGGATGAATAATTACCTATTAAAAAAGAAGCTCCTCCATTTGAAGTTGGGTTAGCTCCATGATTTGTGGTTGCCGATTGTACTCCATTTTTATATGTTGTAAACACTCCAGTACCACTGAGCACCATCGCTAATTGATACCAAGTATTCCCACTTAAAGCGCCAAATGTTTTGTTCCGCCACACACCGCCTATTTCACATTCCGCCGAACCATAATAAGCAGACCCGCCCGAATGATCCCAATACATACCTCTGTTCGATTGTCCGAGTATTGCATTGTAAGCAGATGTGCCTGGAGCTGAAGGACTTTTAAACCAGCAAAGTATCGTAAAATTATTTAAGTTTGTATTGCATGTCGTTGAGATGTAATCATCGGCTCCGTCTAAGTCTAATCCGTTTCCAACTTTTGCAGCGATTGAATCACCCGATGTCATTGAACCATTTGAAGTGCCATCAAACCCGCTGCCGGATGAATCTTTCATCTGAGGAGCTGTTCCCGCGGGATTCTCGTCTAAATGCCATGCGCCTGCAAAATCAGTACCCCAAACATTATTCCTGCCATAAGTATCCGTAACAGCATAAGCACTTGCTGTACTATTACCACAATAAATATAATAATCAACATCAGAAGCATTGAGAAGTGAGTTTGATTTAAACCAAATTATTCCTGTGCTATTGGCTATATTACAGGAGATAACTTCGATTGCACATTCGGTAACGCCGTCAGATTGTGTTACTCTTATATCTGCGCCACCATTAAGCACATTAGTCCACCACTTCGCGGGTAACAAAGACAAATCATACATCACCGGAGCGTTAGTTATATCTTCATCAACCTTTGCATTTTGTGAAGTTATTTTTGACCTGTAATTCCAACTCTCATTATACCATCCCATTGCTCTAACCTATATATGAGTATAATAATCGGGTGAAGGACAAAAATGTAATTCATCTGCAGTATTGCCCTGCCCAATAACTCTTGTTGCTGAATCTGTTGTTACTGGTGCTGCTGTAACTATTGCTCCGGCAGTCTCTGACATATAAACAGGAGCTCCTATTGTAAGAGCAGGAAATTTAGCATCGGCTCTTATCTTCCCGAACAAAAGCATCTTGGTAGTGCTTCCATCACTGGCAGCAGCCAATACACATATTCCAAGCTTCATTCCAAAGCAAGCGGTGATGTTAGCATCACAAAGTTCCCACCTTGAATCTGAGGTTTGTAAATAACAAAGATCGCCGAATGCTAGGACTGCACCAGCTGTCCCGGCTTCAACAATCCCGGAATATTTACCATCAGCAGATAAAGCTGCATCTAAAGCGAGACCACAGTTTTCAGATAAATCTAATTCACCACCAAGCTGCGGCGTTGTGTCCTCAACCAAGTTTGATAAGATTGTTCCGTTCTGTTTCACCTCGGTCCAGATTCCGGAAACTTCTTTTAATAATATGAAATCGCCTTCAGCCATATTTTATATTATGTCCATTGAGCTAAAGCAGCACGTCTCCAGGTATTAGTAGCGACACATACATAATGATAATTTGAATCGTAAGCCTCGGTTCCCGCTGTTCCTGCCGCAGTTTTTGAAGCCGGTACAGAAACAAACCCGGGCCGCTTGCCGTTGAATGTATCCCAATCGGTATCATTCAATGCGCCTATTGTGGATGTGCTTGATAATCCTAATGTTAATACCTGACTGCCATCAACACTCAGTCCGTTAGCAGTTGCATTAATTGTAGCCGCAACATGAGGTGCTGAACCCGCTTTAATTAGTTTACCCGTTGTACCGTCAAACAATGCGTGTACGCCATCGGTTACAGAAGCCGGGCCAATTACTGCTCCATCAATATTTGTCTGTGCAACCGTAAAATCAGAATCAAGATTACCGGCTCCAGTTCTATCAATAAGGACAAGTACCAAATCTCCTATTTGACAGACAACGCCTCTTATTGTACCCGCTTCTATCACTCTATAAGTCCAACCAGCATCATACGTTGTTAGTGCATTAAAAGCTGTAATTGTATGAGTTCCTCCAGTACCTATTGTGCCTTTGAATACCATTGCATCTGCTGCTGCAATTATTCCATCCACATAAGTCTTATTTGCTAAATCAGAACCATCTATCGGAGCAGCAGCAACAACAGCTTTAGCAAACGTTGCATCTTTTGCTTGCAAATCAGCATAAGTTGCGCCGCCATCAACCTTAACACCTAACTTTGAAACTGACTCAGCGGTCAGCTCTATTTTATTACCATCCGTATCAAGCTCAAAAATATTGGAAGTTGTTCCGACATCCGTCCCTTGTGTGTGTCCTGCAGCTATAGCGATCCATTTTAAGCCGGTTGCCTCAGCGTCGTCGCGCACAAGCATATAACCATTAGTGCCAGCTGCTAATACGGTTGGGACTTTAGTTGTTGCAATTGCCGATAGTAAATCTCCCTTATTCAGGTTTACTATCTTCTCTTCAAAATCAACTCCCGGTGTAGCTGTGTTTTGGATTAATACTAAATCATA